TGACCAGAACTACTGGCAACGATTTCGCATAAGGAGCTAGATAATGGCTATTTCACGCGCACAACTCTTAAAAGAGTTATTACCAGGATTGAACGCATTGTTCGGACTTGAGTATGCAACATATGGTGAACAGCACAAAGAGATCTACGAAACAGAGACCTCTGAGCGTTCTTTTGAAGAAGAAACAAAGTTGTCAGGCTTTTCAGCCGCTCCAGTAAAGAACGAAGGTTCTGCATTGGCATATGACAACGCACAGGAAGCTTTTACAGCTCGCTATACACACGAGACTATCGCTCTTGGCTTCAGCTTAACTGAAGAAGCTATTGAAGATAACTTGTATGACAGCCTATCAGGTCGTTATACAAAGGCTCTAGCTCGTGCCATGGCTTACACAAAGCAAGTAAAAGCTGCTAACGTATTGAACAACGGTTTTAACGCTAGTTTCCCAGGTGGTGACGGTGTTGCATTGTTCTCTACACAGCACCCGCTAGTTTCAGGTGGTGTAAACAGCAACACGCCAGCTACTCAAGCTGACTTGAACGAAACATCATTGGAAAATGCTGTTATTCAAATCGCTGCTTGGACAGACGAGCGTGGTCTTTTGATTGCTGCTAAACCTCGTAAATTGATTGTTCCACCTGCATTACAGTTCGTTGCAACTCGTTTGCTTGAAACTGAATTGCGTGTTGGTACAGCTGATAACGACATCAACGCTATCAAGAACAACGGTTCTATCCCTGAAGGTTACACAGTAAACAACTACTTGACAGATAACAACGCCTGGTTCTTGACTACTGATGTACCTAACGGCATGAAACACTTTGTTCGTACACCAATGTCTACTGGCATGGACGGCGATTTCGATACTGGTAACGTACGTTACAAGGCTCGTGAGCGTTATTCATTCGGTTTCTCAGATCCATTGGGAATGTTCGGTTCACAAGGTTCTGCTTAATAGCTCGCACTTTGTGGTAAAAAGAGGGGTCTTCGGACCCCTTTTTCATTTCAGGAGAATTACATGAACTTTCCAAACTTAGAAAAATTCGCAGAGTTTAGAAAAAAAGACCCAATGTATGATGAGTATTTGCCTCATTTACATGAGTTACTTAAGATTATTAAAGAAATTGGTGAGCCTTTAGAGGGCAATATCTTTTATCAGCACCTAGATCCAAACCCAAGTGAAGAGTTAATTGAGCAGTTTTTGCCTAAAAGAGCAGCTCTTGCCATGTTTGCTATGGCGCATAACAACATTGTAGAAATTGGATTTAATGCTGGTTTTAGCGCATTGCTTATGCTAACAGCCAATTCAAAGCTAAACCTATCCTGTGTAGACATCTGTGAGCATAAATACACAGAACCATGCTTTGATTACCTTGCATCCGTGTTTCCAGGGCGTGTAACTTTGATTAAAGGAGACTCTACGCAGGTATTGGCAGAAGTGTTGCAAGGCAATAAAGATCTAACTGGTTACATTATTGATGGTGGCCATGGTCTGGGAGTGGCTGAAACAGACTTACAAAACGTTATTAAATACAGCAATCCTTATGCAGTATTGTGCTTTGATGATAGCGATTTTGTAGAGTTGCGAATCTTATTGAACGCATACATGTTGGCTGGTTTCTTAAGCCCAATCCATGATGAGTTTTGTTTAATTCAAAATCAGACACAAATGTTCTTTAACATCAATAAAAAAGTTGCACATTCTTAAAAATAGAGTAAGATTACTGAAACTGGGAAACCAGCTTATTAGACTGCCCCAGCAGACGATATACCGACTAATAAGTTAACTTGTATATAAGGACTCAAAATGGCTAATACTACATTCAGCGGCCCAATTCGCGCTGGTAACATTCCAAACACAACTGGTACTACAGTTGGTACAGACGTAGCTAACATCGGTCAAGTTTTAATGGCTCAATCAGCTGTTATTGACATTATCGGCGCTTCTGCTAACACCGTTGTAGCTACAATCCCTGCTAATTCACAGGTAGTTGATTGCATCCTAAACGTAACTACTGCAAACAATGACGCAAACGCGGCAACTGTTACTGTAGGTATTACAGGCAACACAAACGCTTTTGTTCCATCAACATCAGTTAAAACTCTTGCTACAACTCGTGGCACTATTGAAACAGTTGGTACAGATGTTGGTACTACTGACATTCAAGTAAACGCATACTTTACTGCTACTGATGGTAATGGCAACGCAGGTGCGGCAACTGTGACTGTTGTTTACTTGCAAGCTAATAACTTAACTGCCTAATTAGGAGGCTCTTATGAGCATGCAATATGATGTTTTATCAACAGCATGTGCCAACGGAGCCGCCACTTCTGTATTTAATGGTCCAGCTCGTGTTAAGGGCATGACCATCAGTTACGCATCTGGCGGTACGGTAGTTATTGCTAATGGCACTACAAACGTTTATTCATTCACAGCTCCAGCGGCTGCGGGTTCAATCAGTATATTGATTCCTGGCGAAGGTATTCGTTGCGGTTCCAACGTAGTGGCTACAACAGCTAATGCCACAGCGACAATATTCTATGGCTAAAAAAACTCCTTCTCTTGCAGTAGGTCGTGGTGAGAAGCTACCTGTCTCGAAAGGGGCAGGTCTTACCGCTAAAGGTCGTGCCAAATACAACAAAGCTACTGGATCAAACCTAAAGGCTCCGCAGCCAGAAGGTGGTCCACGTAAGCGTTCGTTCTGCGCACGTATGTCAGGCATGCCTGGTCCAATGAAAGACGAGAACGGGAAACCGACTCGTAAAGCAGCGAGTCTAAAACGATGGAAATGTTAATCTGGAACTTAATCCTGTCAGGGTTTATTGCAATCATTGGATTCTTTTTAAAAGAAAAATCGGATGAGGTAAGACGATTAAATGTTCTTTTGAACAAAACCCGTGAAGAGATTGCTAAAGAATACGTTACAAAGGCTGAGGTCCACAACGACATTAACCGTGTTTTAGATCGTTTAGATAGACTAGAATCAAAGTTAGACGACTTTATAAGGGGTCAGCGAAGTGCCATCAACTAGTAAAAAACAACACAACTTTATGGCAGCTGTTGCCAAGAATCCTAAGTTTGCTAAGAAAGCTGGTGTTCCACAATCAGTGGGCGAAGAGTTTTTAGAAGCAGACAAAGGTAAGAAGTTCCGCAGAGGTGGCACAACCAACCCTATGCGTGCAGGTATTAACAAACAGAAAACTCGTGCTGGCATGTTACAAATGCCTAATGCGAGCCTAACAAAATTTAGAGGCTTTAACGAAGGCGGATCAACTATGAAACCAGTTAACAAAGAAGAAAATCCAGGATTAGCAAAACTACCAACAGAAGTGAGGAATAAAATGGGATACATGAAAAAAGGCGGTATGGCACATTCAGATATTGCCAAAGACAAGCCAATGATGAAAGCAGAAGCAGCAAAAGCTGTTAAAGGTCACGAGAAGCGCATGCACGGCATGGCTAAAGGTGGCGTAACACGTGCTGATGGCTGTGTATCTAAAGGCCATACTAAAGGTAAAATGATCGCCATGAAAAAAGGCGGAGCTTGCTAATGGCTAATATTCGCAAACCAACAGTAAAAGAGGTTGAAAAGCTAGACAAATCTCGTGAACTAATGGTTCGCGGTATTGAAGGTGAAAAAGACTTTTTGTCCAAGATTTCAACTACCATGGCTAAATCTGCTCGTGACGATCAAAAGTCTGCCAAGAAAATGCGTGAGTCTGTACCAGAAAGCGCTCGTGATTACGAGGCTTATCAAGGTGCTGGCTACAAAAAAGGTGGAGTAACTCGTGCTGACGGATGTGTAACCAAAGGTCACACTAAAGGCAAGATGGTTGCCATGAAGAGAGGTAAATAATTATGGGTTTAAAACTAGGTGATATTAGTCCGCTGGCTGGCATTTTGACTGGCAAAGGCGCAATTGGTAAGATGGCTGACCAAGGTTTACTAGGTCTTGGCCCTCGCATGATTGCAAGTAAAGCTCAAGAAAAAGATGAAAGAAAAGTTAGAGAAGCTTCTGAAAGAGAAGCAATGGCACAAGCTGCACTAGCTAAAGAACAAAAAGCTGCCGCTGCAAAAGCTAACTATCTTTCGGCTGTTCGTGGTCCAACTGGTGGTATGGAAGGATACAGCGGTTACAAAAAAGGCGGCAAAGTTAAATCAGCTTCCGCACGTGCAGACGGATGTGCAATCCGTGGAAAGACAAAGGCTTAATATGAGACCATCTCGTGGTATGGGTGACATTAACCCAAGCAAAATGCCTGGCGCTAAAAAGAAAGCCAGACGTGATGACACAGACTTTACGCAATATGCTGAAGGCGGTAAG